AATGATGTCGTGCGTGAATTGAAGAAATGCGTGAGGAACACGAAGCGTGTCTTGTCTTTCCGCGAGGCGGTGGAAGGAGCATCGGATCTCAAAGGTCTAAAGGCTCTTCCAAGACAGACGTCTTCCGGTTTGTTGGGGCTGAAGCATCCTAAACTTTTCAATCCTGGGAAGAAGGCTGCTTTCGGCGAAGATGGGGACTATTGTTTTGATACGCCAGGAGCCAAGCTGGCTGAGAGGGAGGTCATGCGGCTCTGGGACGTCTGCGCAAGCGGAATTGACCCAGGGTTCGTTAGTATCGACACTCTCAAGGATGAGAAGTTGCCTGTTGCAAAAGTTGAAATCGGGAAAACGAGGATTATTCGTGCAAACGACCTCGCCCCGACTATTCTGACGCGCATGCTCTTCGGTGCTGTTGCCAGTGATCTCGTCGAGAACCGGATTTTCAACAGCATTGCCATTGGCATGAACCCGTATGGGCATGAGTGGGAACTCGTCGCAAAGCGAATGACCTCTCTTGGACCGCGGGTGATTGCTGGTGACTTTTCCGGGTACGACAACAGTCAGTCTTGTCAGCTGTTGAAAGCTGTTGTCGGTGTTTTGAAAGCTCTCTGTGATTTTGACGATGAGGAGACCAACGTTGTGTGTGACGCTGTTGCGGTGTCATTGTCACAGCCGCGGTACCAGACAGGCAAGCTGATCTATGAGCAAGATCATGGGCTGCCGTCGGGGAATCCTCTGACTTCTGTTATGAATTCAATTTTTGGCATGATTGCATTTCGTCTCATGTGGATGAGGTGCACACAGGGGGTATACTGCACGAGGGCTTTGAGCCTGAAGGGATTTCAGGAACACGTGCGGTTGCTGATGTACGGGGATGATAATCTCCTCAACGTGTCAGAGCATGCGATCGACGCCTTCAACCAGAAGACAATGATCGCTGTGGCACCGGAGTTTGGACTCAAGTACACCAGTGACGTCAAAGACGACCCGAATCCACCGGAATACCGGACGATTGAGAACGTTTCTTTTTTGAAGCGGACTTTCCGTCGGGAGGCCCTGGTGCTCAGGCGAGTCGCTCCCCTGGACCTTGACACGGTCCTGGAGATGACCTACTACACAAAGCGTGGTGGGTCAGAGGTGTCTATTACGGTGGATAACATCGGAAACACACTTCGGGAGTTGTCCCTCCACGGAGAGGATGTGTACAACAAGTACGTTCCAACGCTTGTGAAAGCAGCAAAGGAGCGCATGAATGTTGACATCATTCCTCAGAAGTGGAGGTTGGAGATTGCTGATGCCAGCAACTTCCACCCCACATACATGGACAGCCATGTATAATAACCGCCCGGCCCTTGCCGGGCGCACTGGGTCTCCGGGGACCCATAACTAAACCTGGGACGGTGCATTCTTAATTGAATAAGCACTAAAGCATGTGTGTCTGGTTACCAGTCTCGAACCAACCAAGACCGGGCCTAAAGGAACGAGATTAGGCTTTCACACATGACGCTCGTGGCTTTTCAGCCTTACACTTCCAGGATCGAGCTAAACATCCAGGGGAACCCGGAAGGCGGTGCAATACGTTGGTTCACGTGCACCGTCTTTATTGACCGAACCGCTACCACAGAAGAAACAACTGTAACCCACGTTGAGACTATGCAAGAAGATCAGTCTCACGCAACCACCAACTTCAGTACCGATGCCCTTGCACGAACTGTTGTCGCACAGAACCCTGGCACCACTGGAAACTTTGATTTACTCAAAGCTCCTGACTGGAGTCGGCTCACACTGAGTCAACTCTTGTCACAACCTGTACCCATTCAGAATGGGGTGCAAGTTGAGGGTGACGCAATTTCTGTTGCACACAGCTCACATAGTGCTTTGCTCACGGCTTCTCCTTTTCATTTGGAGAAAGTCCGTGGTTATCTGGGTATTCGGGCCACTGTTGTTTACCGGCTCGTCGTAAACGCAGACAAATTCACTGCTGGCCGTCTAGTCCTCTCCTATCAACCGTCAAATCCATACTACGTCGAAAGACGAACAGACTACCGACATATTTCACAATTGGAACATGTCGAGTTGGATTTGAATACCGATACGGAGGTCGTTTTAAAAATACCTCACCGAGGACCGTACACACACTTTGACATAACAAACCGAAAGTATGACACAGGTTTGTTTCGTGTCACACAGTATCTACAACATAGGGGAAACCCCTATTCGTGGACGTTGTACACCTCCTTTGAGGATATTGATTTACTAGGACCCACGGCCATTACGACAGCCTCATACGAAGGATCCCTTGAAATTGAGGAAAAACACGAACCTATATCTAGCAAGGTGAAAAAGCTTTCTGCGGCTATGTTCACTTTTGCTTCGGTTCCCGCGTTGACCTCCTT